GTGCAGACAAAGAGTCATACAAGTTATCTTCAATGGCTTCTTCAGTCAAGCTGAAGCCCAAAGCGATAGTTTCGTGGTTGTAACGAGCAGTCCATGCTTCTTGTGCATTGTCATAAGCGATGGCAGAACCCTCGTTTTTGACAGGAGCAGCTGAGAAACCAGACAGCTTTGTTTCTTCCTCAAATGAACGCTCAGAAGTCTCTGTTTCGTAGATTTCTTTGTGTTCTTCGCCGTAACGAGCGTACTCCAAACCGAACAATGCGTTCAAGCCAGGGAGAAGTTCTTTAAGTAGTTGTGCGCGTGAAATAGCCATGATTTAGCTCCTTATTAGGCCGTAGCGGTTGCTGCGTAATACTCGTGCTGGCCAAAGTTCAACTTAACCAGAAGTTCTGGGTATTGGTTGAACACCAGTGTAGAGCTTGCGGCGAATGCAGTGATGGGGGCTTGGTTCAGGATGAACGAAGTCGCACCAGCAGAAGCAGCGGTATCTACAAAGGAACCAGAGGGGATGTATTGACCATTAGCGGCCAACGAACCCACATCGGTACCGACGGGCAGAGCGAAAGGCAGAGCCGAGCAGGTAACGGTAGCGGTCGAAATGCTGGTGTACGTGGCAGTGCCAAGCGAAACAACAGTATCAGGAACCAAACCGAGTACACGGATAGGCAGAGCGTCAGTCGTAGCTGGGGTGTCGGTTGGAGCCAACAGCGCGTTGAGCGAGTCACCAGAGTTCAGGTTACCGCTGTTGTTGATCATGGCCAAGTTTTGACCGATCATCGCGCGTGCGCCCGAAGCAATAACGGTTGTAGCGGAGCAAATAGCAGCCTTGAAGACTGTATCTGGATCGTCACAAACGATAGCAACTGCATCACCCGCAGTAGTGCTGGCTGGCCAGAACTGAGAGAACTGCTTTTGCTTGGTAACGGGACTCGTGAACGAGCAACCCAAAAACACACCGGCAACAGTGCCGAGAGTGCCAGTAGTAACGGACAAGCGCGCGATGTTGCCACGGGACAATCCAACGATGTCACCATAGCAGATATCGGTTGCATAACCGTAAGGGATCGCGTATTCACGGGTCGAACCTGCGAATACTTGACCACCGATCAGGTTGACCGGTTTTAGGCCGTAAGGGGCCGCAATAACGGGATAAGCCATTTAAGACTCCTATGAAGATTTAAGTACCTTTACCAAAGCTTGTCGTGGATTTCCGCTCATTGAAGATTGGCATCCGCGCATCGCTTTGACGCATTAAATTGTTATCTACAGCCTCTTCCTGTGCTCGTGTCATGTCATTGAAGTGTTTCGTTCTTTGAGCGACAAACTCAGAAGGAGTCTTACAGAGTAACAACCCGCCAATCTCAATGCTGTCTTTAAAACGGCTATTGGGATCAACTAGCAGTTGAAATTTTGGTTGCTCTTCGACACTTACCACCTCCCAACCTTCGCGCAATTTGGCGGAGAGGTTACGAGGATCAGCATTGTTCAAAGTAGAGACCCGAATCCATCTGTACGCAAAGCCCGGAGTCTTATCAGGTTCCGGTAGAAGTTCCGCCTGCTGCCACTGCTTGGGGCGCTCTTGGGTAGTTCTATTTGTAATCTCGCGTTGTAATCTGCTTTCAGCCATTTAGGCCTCCAATTTCATAAGTTCACGAGCATATTGCTCGTTGGTTAATCCAAATTTCTTTGCCAAGCCCACCTGCGTCTTAGAAAGAACTACTTTTTTAGGAGCAGTACTCCTCTTAGCTGGTGCGACCACCGTGCTTGGTTTTGTACGTTGAGGCTTTTCTTCCTCTTCGTTGTAAGTAGTGCCAAATTCTTCTGGGAACCGGCGCTGAACTTCTTTATCTATTGCTGCATAGTACTCATCTGTACCAATGAAGCCTCGACCATATCTAGCTTCTAAATCCTCATGGACACCTTCAGCATATCTGCGCATAGATCGTTTATTCTGATCAACGAACCATGGATTTTTTGACACCCATGACGCAACTTTAGGATCCATTTGAGGGTTTTGAGGCCTCTGTGGTGTGATTTGTACATCATTTTCTTCATTTTGTACAGTAGGTTTGAAATTTTTTGCTTTATCAAGTTTAAGCTGAGCACGGATCATTTCCTGCTGAGCTTCTAAAAGCTTGTCAGAATCGCCCGAATCGTAGGCTTCTTTGTAGTTACGGCTAGCCTTATCAACTTCCATCTCAGCGCTAGACTGATAGGTAGAAATAAGCTCTTTTTCACCTGATTGCAGGGTACTTTTAAGTCTGCGGTTCTCGTCAAGAATACGTTGTGCAACGGCTAAAGCCTCTTGTTGCTCACGCAGTGCAGCCTCTTTCTCCCTACGCTCGTCGTGCCAAGCCTTCTTGTACTGCTTAAATTTAAGCTTTACGTTATGGGAGTAGTCCTCAGAGTCGTCAGCCTTCTCCAAGTCTTCTCTAATAGCCTCTGGAAGGGGTTCTACAAACCGATCTTCAGGGGGTGTATCGTCTTTTACGTCGACTTTAATGTCTACGTCGTCACCCTCAACGGAGATATCCAGGGTATCTTCGGGTTTACCCTTATCTTCCTGTTCGTCGGGGAACTTATAGCTATCGCTAAATTTAGGCATGTGCGCTCCTTATTTGCGTTTTATGCCGCGTGGATCGTCAACAATACCTTCTACAGTATCGTCGTTGATGATGCGGAACTCTCTACCGTGGATGACCAGTCGTGAGCCAGCGTAGGGCCGGACCAAAATAAAGTCGCCTTGTTTACACCAAGGTCCCGTTGGGAACTTTGTTGTATCTTTGTAACAGTCTGGGCCAAGCTCAACTACAAACAAGACCGTTGTGAGGGTCTCTTCGTTGCGCATGGTTTCGTCTGCTTTCATCAAACCAATCTCGCTCTCTTCAAACTGCTTTTCCGCTTCCGGAATTGCGCAGAGGATGCGATAGCCCGAAGGCTTTGGTAGTTGTTTTGCTTTCTCTTCCGCTTTTTTGTGCATCAGCGCTGATAAATCAACGACCTTACTCAAGTCCAGCGTAGGTAAATCACTCATCCGAGTTCTCCATGTTTTTTGTCAGGTCTGCAATGTTTCTGCGAGCTGTGAGTAGACCTGTGATAACCCCACATTTATTGCAGTACTCCTCGTAAGACTTAGCAGATTTGGCTCCTAAGTCTTCCTCGATTTGTTTGATGCTTGCATCAATTTGCTGGATTAAAAGATCCAGCGCCTGTCTAGTTTGGTACATCAGTCACCCCCTTTAGGTTTCTGCTGTTTAGAGCGACTCTCCGCTTGCATGCGGGCAATTTCTCTTTGGTTATTCAGCATCATCTGATGCTTCTGTAAGTCCATACCGGTTGTAAAGCCAGCCTGCTCATGCGTGTGATCTCGCTGCTGTTTATCAGCTTGCGCCTTCATCGCAATCTTCACGCCTTCAGTCTCTTGCTGTGCATTGATACGCTCACGCTCAATCTGTAACTGAGCTTGTTTGAGCATGACATCTGCCTGATCTTTAGCCGCCTTACGCTGGTTTTCTTGGGCTTTAAGCTGAAGCTCTTGCTGCTGCAACTGGATAAGCGGATCTTCTTGCATCTGCTTGTTCTTCTGCTGCTGAGCTTGTTGTTGGCTCTGCTGTAAAAGTTGCTGCGCTGCTTTTGCCGCCATCTGAGACACCTGAACCTCCATCTCTGGAGACATCTCAACTTCATCCGCGTCTTCTTGGTATGGAGGCAATGTCTGACCCATGGCTTGCTCAATCTGCTTGCGCATCTCCATACCCAAGTGCTCAGCAATGTGAGCTGAACCTGCCGCCATAAGCTGCTGCGCCAATTGAGGGTTCTGTCCAACCATCTGTTGGATACGAGGATCTTGAGCCATGGCCATGTGAACAGCGATGTGTGCTTGGTGATCCTGATAAATAAACGCTTTAACAGGTTTGTTCATCAACATGTTCTGGTTCTCCGTAACCGGATCACGAGGCTTCATGTCGTCATGAATTGGCACAAGTTTTTGGTAATTCTTGATGCCCAACACATCTAACATCTGACGGTGCAAGAGAGGCAAGTCATACAACTGTGGAGCTGTCTGCGCTAACTGCAACGCAGCCTGATACTGAACAACTTTTTGCGCCATCGTCGCAGCGTTTGGATCGCTCACTGGGATGATGTCGACCATGTCATAGTCAGACTGCTTCGCACGACGCCCGCCTTCTTCTGGCTCGTAACTGTACGTAGGTGGCGTATAGTCGCGGATGATTGTTTTCAAGAGTTTGAACTCTTGCTTCATCGAGTAGTGGATGCGTGACTGAACAGCACTCATCGTCTTGAGCTGACGCTCAAGGATGGCTAGAGTCGTGCCCACAGGAGCCTGCGCTGACATGTCGGACGTCTGCAACTCAACAGCGCCAGCAAATTTGCGACCTTCATCAATGATCTGATTGAGCAGTGCTGCCAAGACCTGTGATGGCTCCTTGTATGGCAGGGGCATGATGTTGTCACGCATTGTGCCGCTAGGAACGTCTACATCACGGAACTCGCCGGGGGAAATCGGGGTGTCGTCGCCTTTGGTGCGTAGTCCTCGAGTTTTAAATCCCCCGGGTAGATTAGATAGAGTTCCAGCGTCCACCAACTGACGAAGAATAGAAGTACCAGATTTAGCAAAAGAACCAATAAGATGGACAA